TTAGTCCAAAAAGATAATGTCCATGTGTTTTGACTTGTTGGTGTGCCAAACGTCCTATTAAAATAAGCTGTCGCAGATGATCTAAACCGCACGGAACGGCTGATCTGGTATCCCGATACACTACCTAGCATTAGATTGTTGATTTCGACAGGAACTGCCATGGATTATCCGATGTTGGTTATAAGTTGCGAGGCAATCGAGGTTGATGTTCTTACCGTGTAAACCAAAACATCAATCGCATTAGCAGTCGTTGTTAATGTTGGAGCAGTTGAACTTGGGAAATCCCAAAAAGATGAATACGCTAATGTTCTTGAACCAGTCGCATCCTGAGTGATAAAAATTACACCAGATTGCCCGGCAGTTAAATTCGTCGGATTGCCGAGAGTTCTGCTGCCGCCAAGAGTGACTGAAAAATTATTACCAACCGACATATCAACCGCAATCGTCGTAGCGTCTGTCAACGTATCAATCGCCATGTAAGCATTGGCTGTTGCAGATATCGCTCCAGAGAATGTGTTAGTTGCAGAGAATGTATTTGTTCCAGCAAGGGATGCAGAACTTTCAACACTCGTAACAACATTAGTCGATTGATTCAGTGTTAGGATGCTGATCCAAGCGGAGTTTGCTTCATTCCTGATTTTAAGAATGTTATTAGCGTCATCGTACCAAAGCTGATTAGCAAAAGTTGTTGATGGTGCAGTCGATCCAGAAGAGGTACTAGCCAAGGCTTGCAATGCAGAATTGATATCTGATCTTGTTGCTGGGAAGCCTTGATTGGCAATTGTCATATCATTTTGCGACATCAGATGACCTTTCCGTATCCTTTGGCTACATAATCAAAAGTTCGACTTATAGCAACATTCGCAGAATTTCTGAAAACGATAGTGAATCCAGTTTCTGATTTTGCAGTTATAACATAATAATCGCCCGACGCCAGATTTTGTGCTGCAACACCAATCCCAGATAATCCTTTGAATGCCTGAGAGAATGTCACAACATATGAGCCAGCCCCTGAAACTAAATCTAAATCTGAAATAACACGATCAGGCATATCTACAGAAACTGCAAGATCAGTAATGCTCGGAGTTGAAGCACCATACAAAGATGTCAAATGTGCTCGATATTTGAACGCTCTTGCCGAATAATCTCCAACAACAAACGATCTAAAATCAGACCAAACAGGAGATGCCGACGGATCATCATCCGTTGTAGCAATTTCTAAATTGACACTGGTATCATCAAAAGCAGTTGCAGTTCCGTCAAAAAGACCTTCTCGATCATCAAAATCACCTGCCCCAGAATCGAACAGATCAACATAATCAATTCGGATATTGTTGAAATTAGCCGTCACTCTGCTGGTGTATTTATCTCCGAGATCAACATAGGTTGAAAAATCATAATAGCCAGATGTTGCGATGGTATTTAGACCACTATCAAAAAGACCAGCGGCATCATCAAAATTACCTGAAACACTGTCAAAATTAGTCGATGTGTCTAACTGGATAAATGAAGTTCCATCTTCAGTAATTTTTACAACATTTGTTTTTGATCCTGAAAATGCAGGATTCTCTGTCAATGTTATAATTGCATTCAAATCTTCAACGTCAGTGATGTTTGTTTGCAAAATAATTTCAGCAGGATTCGCCGAAACAAAATTCAACTTATCAACCGCTTTTACAAAGTACGTTCCAGTTTTAGATGGAACAATAACCGAATTAGCTGGTCGTGAAACCTTATCAACAAGATCAACAGCATTTTGATATGTCGCCCCAGTTGTCGCTTGTGAATATCGAACTTTGTAATGAGACAAATCAAGATCAGTAACGGGCGTCCAAGTTAGGATTGATGAGCCACCGATTGAATTAATCGACAGATCAGTAACATCGCTTGGAACCGCAGTTTTGCCAACAATCTGATAGATAGCTTCAGAATAAGCAGATACCACCCCAAGAGATGAGATTGCTCTTGATCTCACATTGTATGAAGTTCCATCTTCCACCTTCAGGACTTCAAATTTAGTTCCTGAAGATTTCCCTGCACTCGTATATATCGAGTCAGTTGTTTTCTTAAAATCAACCTCATGTTCAGTTATGAATTGGTTATTGCTCGTCAAATTTATCAACATGACAGTAATCACGTCTTGATTGATTGCTCTCAATTCATCGCTGATTGTCATTACAGGTGCATCAATCAACGAGTAATTAGGCAAAGAGGTGTTATCTAATTCGATCGCTGTTTCTTCAGCACTCCAATCATAGACAGATGAACTTGTTTCCTGAAGCATCAGATCAACACCGTAGATCGGAGCGTCATTACTGCCTTCAACTGCAAATTGATAATTCATAATCTCGAATGGTTTTGAGACGAACCCATATCGAGTATTAGTCAACATAATGACATCGCCAACTTCAATTCTGAATGCAGTCAATTTGCATTTCAGATTTAAGCTGATCTGCTGCCGTTGACGATACAAAGCTATCTTTGCAATCCGCTGTGCCATAGGTGATGAGATCGTAAATGGTAGAACCAAATCCAATGCACTTTCAACATTATTATCATCAGCCTTGAACACAGATGACACTATCGGTGGAAAATCCGTTGCTTGCCAGTTCTGATCTGGAGAAACGAAAACACCTTTCACATAATTAAAATTATCCCGCCTTGAGTGCTTAGTCGTGACATCAATCGGGCCACGCATATCATCATCAGTGATTGTAATCGTCGGACTAGAATATGCCGCAACTTTCATATTCCAGATGCCAGACGAATAGAAAATTGTTCCTGCACACGATGTAAGCAAGTTTTCAAGAATGTTTTTTGGAGATGCGTCAGTTAAAACAACACCATGCGTCTCGTAACGGTTCTCAGTCCCACCAGCCGCTAGTGTAACATCTTCATCGCAGATGTTCGCAGCAGCCGAGAAGCTAGTCATATTCACTTCAGACGCAGATGCACCAAGGCCATATGTAGAGTTCTGTAAATAATCTAACAAACACAATGCAGTGTTTGACGAAAATGCAGTTGTTGTTGTTCTAGGATCATAAACTTTTTTACCCTTGATCACCGTCTTAATTACTGGACGACCATTCGGAAAAGCATTTTGATCGAACTTCAACCGAACGTAGAAATAAGCGATGCCTGATAATGTATGGTTCACAGTCCAAAGACCATTTGACTCGGCAATCAATGTTGCATCAGCCGCTTGGTTCGTTGCTCCGAGATGAGTTATGATTCTGGCTTTATTAGCGAACTTACTTGGAGCCGTGACATTGCCACTTCCATCAAGTGTCAGCAATTCATCATCAAAATAAAATTCATCGAAAGATTCAATCTCATGCCCAGCAACAGGCACAATCATATGCAGATACTGATTTGAATTTGTAGTTTCAGCATAAATAATCGGCCCAGTAGTTTGTACCCGACCATAAACAATGTTTCGAACTGCTAAATTATCTGGGAAGTTTTCTTCTCTACCTTGGATGCCATCCATACTCGACATTTTAGGTTTCGGCATTAGTGCGTTAGATGCAAGAGCCAATCCTGCTGTGATAATTAATCGTCCAGCAAACGATCCAAGAAATGCAACCGTTGATGCACCTGCTCCAAAATAACTTGCCGCAGAAATAATTAATGAAACAGGATCAGCAGCCGCTGGTTGAGCAAATACAAGTGTTGTTAGAAATGTTGATGCAAGAAGGAATTTCCTCATTCAAACCCTCCAAGCAATCCTTGCTTGTGTGAAACTGACAAAAACTAAACCGCTGATCGATACACAAGCGATCTTGTCTCCAATACATACTCCAAGAGACGCTCCAACGCCATCAATCTGATCAATGATATTTCCTTCCACAAGAGCAATATCACCACGCCTGATTAAGTTAGGATTGATCCTTGTTAAAAATTGATCAACGCTCTCAGCTAGATCAGTTGTTTTGCAGATTTTCTTTAGTGCTTTTAATGCAGATTTTGCATCCGAATATTCATATTTTACAAAACATTCAAATCCGTATTGTACGTTGAACGCTCCATTTGCAAACGAAACACAATCAAAAGAACTCCATTCAAACGGACGATTAATATTCGTTTGAATGTAATTATCTAACAATCTTTCCCAGTGAGGTAGCTTATTTACGGCCCCAGAGAATTTGTTTTGTTTGGAGATCGTTGACAAAATCAAACCCCTTATCATTTGGAAATGTGCGTTTCTGATCCTCAGATGTATATCTTGAGGTTCTAGCTCTTTCTAAATCAATCAGCCGCGATTCAACTGTTAAAGATATTGTGATTTGTTCACCAGTATCATTGATCGACATCTGATCAATTAAGCCTGAAAAAGTCTTAATTGCATCATCAACAATGCCGCTTAATGCAAAATATAAATTACAAGTTCGATTTTGATATTTCTCAGTCAAAGCAAGTGAAATTGCCTGAGCCGATATACCAGATAATGAAATCGTAATGCCTCTTGCAGCAATATCGGCTGTTTCTTCAATGCTAGAAATGCCGAGCAACATTCCAACGCCTGTATAAGTGTTGCCATCATAAGTAAGGTTATCGAGTCCGCTCCACAACCTGACAGAGCCTGTATCGAATAACAATTCAACTAGCGTCAACGGCTGAACAGTTGAAGCCTGTAGACCAGTTGCAAAACTAGCTGAAATTGATCTCGTCATAGTGATTCAACCGCTGCAAAAGCTAGACCGTAAAAAGAAGCAGTATCAATAGAAAAGCTGCTTTCAGGAGTTGTTAAGCGAAACAACCCTTTTGCAGATGAGACAACCACTGTGCTGTTATCGGCTGGTGATGATCTTAGTGCTGGCCAAATATCAACGCTTACTTCCCCAGAACCATTTGAATTTGCATCAGCAAGAACCTTATAAAGTTGTGATGTCGCCGCCGATCCTAATTGTATGTAATCTCCTGCCTTCAGATAGCCAGTTGCACTATTCGGAGCACCATCAATATTTAAGGTGTTTCCAGTTTGAGATGCACCGTTGACTAACGGAGTGCCGGGCGTTGTAGCAGCCGATCCTCTAGCAGTTGCACCGATTGGATCACCAAGAAGAAAAGTTCCATATTGACCGTAAAGCGAAATCAAAAAACTAATCCAAGTTTCTGCATTTGCTCTTTGCATTGGAGGCAGTGTGATAGTTGCTTCCCATCGAGAACCCTGATGCTGAAGAATTTGTTGTTTAAACGTAAACGGAGAACTGGTTACAGCGACAGAATTTCGAGCAGTCAATGTAATCTGAGCAATGCCTGTAACTGTCGGTAATGCTAGAGGATATGTTATTGCCATGTTTTATCCCCCGAACGCATTTGCAAACTGACCGCCTCGACGTTTCGTATCAAGGATAGCATTCTTAGCGGCATTCGAGATTTGCGGCAACAACTGCTGAATCTCAGCACGAACGGTCTGCTGAACCCCTGTAGAGATATTGATTGTCTGATTGATAGTCACGCCATCTGAGCCGCCACCAAGTCTATTATTTGGCACGATGGAACCACTGCTTCCAGACATGAACAGTTCTGGCCCCTTCTCTCCGACGATGTATTGCCTATTAGCGGAGACTGGGCCACCATTTGCCCTTAGACCGCCTAAAGCACCGCCAGCTATTGTTGTACGGCTTCCAATGCCACCACCAAGTCCTAATAAAGACAAGAAATTAAACCCGCCTCCACCACCTGTGAACATACCCTTCAAAAGGTTTTGGTAAACCATCATAGAGATCATTTCTTTGATCATTGTTTGAATCAAATCTCTAAAATCCATTTTGCCACTGACAACAAACTCTGCAATCGCATCCGCTGATTTGCGACCGAACCCTTCAAATGCTTGTTGCAGTTCTTTCATTTGATCATCTACTGGAGCCAAATCTTCAGCCATTTTTTTGATATTAGCACCTGCACCAGATGCCTTTTCAGCGAATTGATCTAATCCTGTATATGTAGCAACATTCTGAGCATCAAATGCCTTTTCCGTCCCACTTAACATTTTAAGTCGGTTATCTAAAAGATAAGTATTATATGCCGCACTAGCAGTCGCATCATCAAATGCTTTCATTGAGCCACTAGCAAAATTAGGTGGTGAAGCTATATATGGGTATCCACCAGTAGGAGATGGCCCAGTTCCCGGCGGTTGATAATTTTGCGATCCAGCAGCAAGCAATGCTTGAATTCGCGCTGTTGCTCCAGCGGCTTGAGTAATTATTTTACTCAAAAGATCAACAATCTGATAATTTAATTTGCCATTAAGTGCCTCTTGAATGCTGAGTTTTAATTGAACAAAATCTTCAGATGTTTGAGGCGTTTTTTGAAACTCGGCAAATAATTCTCTAACTTTTGCAATTTCTGAAGGTGAAATAATTTCAACTTTATTTTGACCCTTTGCAAAAGATTTATATGTTGGGGCTTCAAGGGTGCTAACAAGGTCATTTAACACCTGATTAAAACCTTCAAGTTCTTTTGCTTGCTCTCTAATACCTTCAGCAGCTTTAAGTGACCCTAATAATTCTGGGTCAATAGGCTTAACAGCTATTCCTGTGCCAGACTGCGCTCGTAACATTTTTTCCTGATCAGCAACTTTTTGCATTGCTGATACGGCTTGCTGTGTCCCAAAAACAAAATCTTGAATTGATGCAACGCTTGTTTGAAAAAAGTTTGATATAGCTATTCCATAATCTTCAAACGTCGATCTGGTTTGAGAAAATCTTTCTTCAATTTTTGCACTAGCATTCAAAATTGCAGGAACTATTTTATCAGCCGTTAATTGGCCTTCAGCACCAAGTTTTTTCAATTCTCCGACACTAACGCCAAAAGCATCAGCAATCGCACGGGCAACCTCTGGTGCGTTCTCACGCAACGATCTTAATTCGTCGCCCTGCAATACGCCAGATGCCAAGGCTTGTGTAAACTGTGTTACTGCCGACTGCGCTTCAAGAGCGGTTTTACCAGATGATTTGAACGCCTTTGAAAGTGTTTCTGTAATTTTAGCAACGTCACTTTGAGACGTTCCAAGTGTCTCAGTAGAAAATGCAATACGAGCGTAAAGATTTCCAACTTCTGCTAATGATGATCTTGAACGAGATGCTATATCAACAATTTTTTGTTGAGCGATTGCAGTTTGCCCAGAAGTAAGCCCAGCAGACTTGAGGCGATTTGTCATCATCGTCCAAGAATCAGCGTATTCACGGACGGCCCCGATTGCCTCGCCGAGGCTGCTAGCAGCGAGCAACCCAAGACTACCTTTTACAACTCCTTGAAAGGTAGAAAACATTTTTGATGTATTTGAGATATTTCTTTGCAATGCTGCAAATGCCGCACCAGTGCTGTCGGAGGCTTTAAGGTCAATTTTGAGAACTTCACTTGCCACTTTTTGACCTTTCCGACAGATACTCTAAGTATGCAATCCATTCGTGAAACTCAGAGACAGACATTTCCTCTATCTCTGAAATTGTCTTGTGCAGCCGATCAGCAAGAGCAATGATGCAAAATCTCTCGTTGTCGGCTTTTAGTTTTTTAAGTGATCATCAACCGACGGCTCAGT